CAGTGGCAGCAGCGGCCTTAGCCTTACGCTCCTTCTTGGGCTTGGCATCAGTTGTGGCGGCAGCAACCTCGTCAGAGGAAGCAGACTCAACAGCAGCACCCTGAGCAGGGGCAGCTGCTTGAGCGGCAGCTAGAGCAGCAGCACGCTCAGTCTGGTAGCGAGCCTTATCCTTAGCCTCAATGTCCTTGTAGGTCTGGAGTTGGGCGGGAGTTAGAGCCTTCCAGGCATCACTAACAAAGCGGGAAAGTTGACCAAAAGTGGCATCCTTGTGCTTGCCAGCCTCAATGGGACGCTGTTGCTGGGTGAAGAAAGAAAAAGCAGTACGAGGGTGCTTGACTTGAGAAGCAGGGTTGGCACGACGGCGGGCGCGCTTGAGACGCTTCTGAACATTATCAACAGAGCGAGAGCTGACGGTGTTCCAGCCATCCTCGAACTTGAAGCCGAACTTCTCAGCTAGAGAGGCAACTAGGGTTTGAGATAGCTTGAAGCTAGAATCAGAAGAAGCAATTTGAGCAGTTAGAGACATTTTACAAATTAAAATAGCGCTTGGGAAAACTAGGGGTCGGAAGTACTTTGAAGTATAGAGATATCTTTATATTGTTTTTTTTACGCACTAAAATTTTTTTTAATGTGTAATTATAATGTTTTATATGTTTCCTTGAAATTTAAGAATATAAAAGATGGGTGTAAAAACAATTATCTGAGTTGGTTCCTAGAACATGCAAAAAGAATTCTAATTCTATAATAGAATTTGATATTGATTTTAGACTAATTCTAGAGGAATAAGATCAGAAAAAATGTTTATTACAAATACAAAAAAATCTAATTTGTTATCATTAACCAATCTAATTGTTAGTTTATCTCTAGTAGTAATTTTACTCCTGGTTTATCTTAAAAACAAGAATTTTGAATTATTTGCAACAAGTTCGACATCACCAACAACTACAAAGCCAAAATCAACTACTACTAGTGCAACTACTACCAAAGCTAGCACCATTCCTGCCACTACAATACCGCTTTTAAATAACGATATAATTCAAAATAGTGCTCTCGTTAATTTTATTAATAGATTTATAATAAATAAGAATCAGCAAAATATATATACATCCACACTGACAGATCGCCAGAACACTATAAATAATTTATCAGAGCAAGTAATTAATTTAATTAACCCCACAGTTTAGAAGTAATTTATGAAAAATAAATCTATCTAGAATATAGAATCCGACAATACAAAAACCAATACATACCCCAAAATGATGCTAGATGTAATCGCAGTTATTTTCATTGTAGCATTATCATTTATTCTTTGTATGAAAGATGGCAATTATAATTGCCAAATGTCTCATATTGTAATTGGTCTATCAGTTATGGTATTTTACAAACTTGCAAAATTTTTAAAACTCAATCAAACAACTAAAGAAACATTTGATACCACTGCTGACCTAAATGCCTTCATTTCTGGCAATGTGGTTGGAAATGTTGTCGCTGCACCAAATCAATTACAAACTCTTAGCACATCAGACCTAGCAGCATATAATTCAAAGCTAGACTCATTAATTACTGCAATTAATAATCTTTATAATCAACAAAATAATCCACAACCTAATCTTTCTGTGGATCCAAATAATATTCAGAAGCTAGACCTAGAATCACAACAGCAATATCAAATGTTTCAAGTTGATTATCTCAATAAACAACTTCAAAATGCCAAAGATATAATTAACACACAAACCATGGCAAACAATAATACCAATTATAAACCCATCAAAGTTTACAGCAGTTGTGTTATATCAAATGCTGATGGAACCACTACATTAGAAACCCCTGTTAATTCAAATAACGGTTCTAGTACAGCATTTTTAAATCCAAACCCTGCTGCTAATTCTAGCAATCTTAGTTCTGCAATTGGAATAGGTGCAAATACAGCTTCCAGTGGAATGGGAACTGCAGCAACAACTAGTACTAAGGCTAATAGTTTTGTAAATTTATCTCCTTCCACTGGAGCATTTGGTAAACTGTTAAATAGTCTAGCCAACGGACAGGGAAATATAAATATCAATTTGTAATTTATTGATAATCTGGCATCATTTTTTCATAGTTTTTATTTAGTATTTATTTATTACTATATGTTAGAATAAGACAATATATTTCATATAAAAGTCTAGAAAGGTAAAAATGGCTGAAACATGTAAAATGAGCAAAAGAAATCTGATAATTATAATTCTTTTAATGCTAGTTAGCGGTCTTCTAATTTATTATCTTTATCTCAAACCAGAAGCATTTGCTAACACAACTCCTCTACAAAATACCACTACAGTCGCAAATTCTACACTACCTCAAACTACTACCACCATACCTAGTGGTTGCCCTACTTTACCCCCTCCTATACCTGTAGCTGTTCTTTCCCGATACTTTGGAGTTGGATTTAATATTTATCCTGCAAATGGTACTTCCTCTGCAAGTATTAATGCAGCAATAGGTAGCAGCAATTCAAATACCATGTTTTTAATTGAACACATACCCGTGGTATATAATGGTTCCATTGGCTCTATGTATGCAGTATCCAACGGACAACTTACTATTAAACTTCGAAATGATTTAGACCCCGAACAATGGTGGGTATTCAACAAAGCTAGTGATTCTTCTTCAACATATTATTATATTACACCATATAACATGGTTAATGCTACACCACAACTAGCCCTACAATATGAAAATGGTAACTTATCTATTCGCCCCCAGAATACCAGCTTTGAAAGCCAGAAATGGATTTTCTCCAATACACCGGTAACACGTGGAATTCCTGTACTAAATTATGGTCCAGCTAGTCTTTTCACACCTGAATTTAATCCATTCACTAGTAATAATATATCTAGCACTGCATCTGTCTCACAATCTAATAATCAACAAGTTAGTGATGTAATTAATTTTATTAAGACTAATATTCAACAATACCTAGCAACTGTCGGGGCAACACCAAGCGGTACTGTTCCTGCAGTAAGTGCTTCTTCTCTTGGTAATAAAGATATGCCACTTAATATCAATGTTAATTTAGGTTCAGGAACAAGTACGGGCACTTCTAGCAAATCAGCTTTTGATAATATAACTGGAAGCACAACTAGTGCTGACATATTAAGTCTACTAAATAAATATGAAACTTCACAAACCATTCCTGCTAGTAATCAACTATTTTCAGGAACAGATCTTACTACTGCATTGCAAACCAATCAAAGTTGTACCTCTTTAAATATTGGTGATTACACTAGCAACCGCGTTAGTACCTGTAATTGCAAATTATAGATTCTAGCCTTTTACTTTAGAATTCTAGAATTATTGCTGTTTTCACAATCTCTTTAATTTTTCAATCTTTTTATAAATATAAATATATTCTTATGCAAATATATTGTTATTATATAGTAATACCATAATACTATAATAAGGAAACTCAATAAGTCATGGCATTAAATAGTACAAATCTAATTCTTATATTACTAGGTGGCGTTCTAGTATTATGTTTTATTTTAATGCTACTACACACTCGGACTACAGAAAATTTCGCAGATGTTAGCACAAGCAGTGCTAGCAGCGACCCAGTTATTGCTGCCATCCAAAATAATCTAGCAAATGAAACTCCCGACCAACTAAAACAAACCATTCAAACCCTTCAACAACGCTTAATTGATTACGGTTATGCTCCCGACCTTAATACATATGTTAAGAAAACTGAACTTGGTGCGAATGATGGTAAATGCACTGTTAGTATTGCAGAAGATAGGGATAAATACATTTCCAAAACTGATGTCCCTCCTCCTGGTCCACGCATTGACCTTTCACAATATGTCAAGAAATCTGCCATTCCCCCTGCGCCAGTGTGCCCCCCTACTCCTACTGTAGATTTATCTGCCTATGTTAAGAAATCTACACTACCACCTACTGAGAAATGCCCTCCATGTATCGCCCCAAAGGTTAAAGTAAGTGCTGGTCTTTGCCGTGAATGCCCTCCTCCTCCACCTTGCCCGGCACCAGAACCTTGCCCCAGTTGCAACTGCCCTCCTCCAGCTCCTTGCCCTACACAAAAAGAATGCACTAAGTGTGATGAGATTCGCTATATAAAAGTACCTAGTATTATTACTAAAACTGTTATGGTTGACCAGAATGGTAATGTAATCTCTCAACAGATTGATTCTAGTAGTACTACTCCAACTGGTGCAGTCACTACCACAACTCAAGCTCTTAATACTACAACTCCTGCTACAACCCTAGCGGCTACTACATCATCTAGCCCTGCAACCACACAGGCTGCAACTATTGCTGCTGCATTGAACCCTAGCCAACCTGCTGCTACTAATAACTCTAACACTCTAGGTGGAACTATTCTCAGTAGTATTAGCAATATCTTTAGTGGAACACAATCAATGCCTAGCACTACATTTCCAGCCATGTCTACAGCATCACCCGGAACACCACTGGCACAAACTCTAGATAGCAATCGTCCAGGCTCTCAATTCTGCGCATCTAGCAACTTGAATACACCGTTCCGGGAATATAATTCAGATAGGGTCCGAGGTCGCAATGAAAGCAACTTTCTTTATCACAATTAATTATTAGCCTGCGGCTAGTTTATAACCGAAAGCCAAATATATTAATACTTGTTAAAAGTAATATTTTAACTGTAAAAAGTATAAAAATATTAGTCCATTAACCCCCTCCGGGTTATAAAAGCTTATAAGAATTTCGGTTTTTTTTCCTACTTTTTTGAATCTTTATATAGTAAATTAAACCTTCTATTTTTATTAAATTCGTCTTTTAAATATTCCCTCTAAAAAATGTTTCTAGAGTATTTGCAAAATATGTATGTTCTACCCCTAATTGCTACTGTAATTGGATTAGCGCTAGTATATGTGTATGATTTGTTTGAAAAGAAACAATACACCAACGCGGTATATCTTCGCATCGGTATTCTCATTTATGTTTCTTGCCTAGCAACTGTATACATCAGCCGTCTTAGCTTTTTACAAATAGGTGGTTCCCCCAGCAGTAGCTTTGAGCCTACAGCACAATCTGTGATGCAACAACCTAATGAATTTAAATCCAGTTTCGAACAATTCAAAACCGGTATACCAACATTTTAGACCATATGGTGCTTTTACACATTCTTTTTTTCACATTTTATATTAGATTATATCAACAATCCCATATTGAAAATGGATTCCGTCCAAGCAACATCAACCCGCATATCCAATCGGATTGCTAAACTCTTTAAAAATCAACAAATTACATTCTTTATTATAATGTTCCTAATCTTACTAATTACATGCTATCCACTCTTATCTAACACATTGAAATATACAGTAAGCATGCTACTTTCAAATCCTGGTGTTATAGTAATTTGCTTTATTATTATTCTAGCAATTGGATACTTTGATGTTGGTATTGCTAGTTTGATGCTAGTTTTATTTTTCATCTTACTCTTTGGAAGTGCTAATTCGAATCTTAACACTACTACAGAAAATGGAATTGAAGGATTTAAAACAACAACTAGCGATGGAGATGATATTGATGTTGATACAGCGACCGAACAAACTAATAATATCAATCAACATATCAAAAAGATTTCTAAGACCATTACCAATTCACAGAATAATTTGAAAAAGAAAGAAGAAAAAGATAAAAGGCTAGATGAACGTGTAAATAACATCAAAGATGTCGTCCTAAGCACTATTAATAACATTCGCAATTCCAATAATGATGATTACAAACGTGCACTGCTAGAGAATAAGCAAGCAATGCTATATGAAGAACATGAGAACAATAATACACGTGATTCTAACAGTGGAAACAAGGGTAAAGAAGATTTTAAGGATACTAAAAGCAGAAAGAGTGATAAGACAAGGAAGGGCAGTAAGGAAAAGTTCCAAACTGTGGAAGTCCGTGCCCTAGACCCTAGCAATGAAGATGACACCAATCTCCTAATCACCAAAGAAATTCTACAAGATATGTTAAACCGTATTGAATACAACTACGAATCTAATAAATATCTGCGAAAATATATAAAACACCGTGTAGAAGAAATCATTGATATAAATAAGTTAACAGATGATGAATAAAATGGAAAAATCTCAATTTATACTAGAATACTATGCCACGAAAACCAACCTCTAGGAAACTTTTAACCTCACATTCCAATATATCTAAACCTAAAACCAAATCTAAATCCAAATCCCTATGCAAACAAGTACACACTGAAATTACCAAAATAATACCAACCAAAATAATCCATGAATACCAAACTAGCATATCTAGTGGCATCAATAAATTCATTTCCAATCACAAATCCAAATTACAACACCTGCTAGATACATCTCATACAATACAATCAATACAATCAATACAATCAACACAATCATATCAAACATCTCGTGATATCTTGACCCCCCATTCCGCGCATTTCCGCGTAGGGTGTCGGCATCTTAATCTAGCAGATGACTCAGAAGCTGCACCATTTAAAATACCTGCATTTATAGATATTTTCCGTCATTTATTTACCGTGCCTGCTATAACAAATCAACTGACAGCAGATGAACTAGCAGAACTATCTGGAATCTTAGCACTACCCACGAAACATAGTATATATAGAGCGCTAAACTATTCGCCGGTCGGCAACAAGTTAGCGGACGCCTATGCTAGTGTAGCACATCAGATAGACCTCACACGCCTATTTCCTACTACTGATTTTCACAATCTCCTATTTAATTCCTTTACTAGCTATACTATTCTAGAACAAATAGAGACGCAAATGAATCATGTTTCCATTTGTACCTTTACTTATGGTGGCAAACAATATCCCAATTTCTTATATATATTTCATCACGGCCACGCTCCAAATAGTAAATCAACTAAAAGTAGAATACAGCGGAGTTTGCTAGATAGGAATTTGCTAGATAAGTTAGAAATTAATCAGATTGCTGAAAATATATTGTGCCGGGTAGTATTTCTAGGCGATATTATCAATTCACCAGCATTACCAAATCGATTAATTATCTTTCTAACAGATGCCAAGAAGGAAATAGATGATACACTAGAACATCAACGGCATTTTCGTACTGTAAATGTTAATACTGCAGTCACAAATATGCGCGATATAATAATATACCGTCGAGAAGAGCTTTATAAATCCATCTATCACGAACTCATCCATTTTCATAATCTAGATTTCAAACGCCTACCTGCAGACCTGAGCCAAATGCTTCTAGACACACTACATCGAACACATAATATATCCCCAGATAATGAATATCTATTATACGAAGCTATAACCGAGTCTCTAGCAAATACATTGAATGTGATTTATCTATCTAGAGGGATAAAGGAATTTCGAGCAAACCTAGCCAATGAGATTTTATTTAGCACATTCCAAGTAGCCAAGATATTACGGACATGTGGATATACTAACTGGAATGAATTTGCTCTTCTAGAAGATTCGGTAAAAGATGCAGCCAAATATGCCAATGCTAGCAAACAATGGCAACAGGATAGTTGTGTCTTTTCTTATTATGTCTTGAAATTGTATATCTTATTAAATTTGGATTCTTATTGGTCACATCTTCTAGATACTCGAATGAAATTTTTAACTAGTAAGGGCCATTTTACACATCTTCTAGATATATTCGAAAACGGCAGGAAGAATCCTAAACTCAAAAATATAATTGATTATTTACTTCTAGTGGATAATGGTAATGCTAGTAGCAAGAGAATTAAAATAGTAAAAAGAAAAACAAAAATAAATAAAACTTTGAGAATGACATGTTTAGACGGCTAGATAATTAGTTTTTCTTAATAACCATAACCGTATTAAGATTGATTAACTTATAAGTCCATCTAGCAACTCCAGCATCACTTACTGATTGCTCTAGCATTAAAATAATCTTAGTAGGAACCGTTATGCCTAACAAACCCAATAACTGCTGCAAGGCTTGGTCGTCGCCTGCATTGACTGTATTAACTGTTTGCCCAGTGATATCTAGCACTATTGCATTTTTCTTATTTTCATAATAATCTACATTACCTATGTTATAAATTATTTTTCCATTAGTATTAACATCAGATATAGTTAGAGATACTTCGCCAGAATTGGTTGGTCCAGATTCTAGTGATTGTGTAGTTATTGGTGCTGTTGTTCCCATACCATAAGTAAGAGGCAAGTTGATTTGCTGTGTTTGAGATTCTGTTGTTCTAGTAGCAGTATTATCTGCAAAATCTAAAGAAACTAGTAGATTATCGAATGCTAGGTATTGTCCTTTTACAGGAGAATAATTACCAAAGAAATTACTAATTATATAAGGTTCAACTGTAATACTGACACTAGTAAATCCTTCAACAATGGAATTATTCATATTTCTTGAAGAAAATGGAACATTCGCAAATACACTAACACTAGAACCATATTTACTATGAAAATATTGGCTTGCATCATATAATTTATCATCGCTAGTTTGATTTGTAGTTCCTAGCAATCCTGCATTAAGCTCAAAATCCTGTATATATTTACTACTTGTATAGGGTGTGATAGATAGTTGAATATCATTTAAAACATTACTACGGTCTTGCAACCTCTTATTTACTAAGGCAGACATATCATTAGCAACACCCTGCAACATATTCGCATTAGAATTATATTTATCCAAAAGGGTAGCCATACATTGCATGTATTGAGGGCTCTTAGTGGTCACCGGACAATAATCAGCCACCGACTTGGGTGCACCATAATTTTTACTAGTATCTAGCCCTTTTACTAAATAATCTGCATATGCATCATTACAACTACGATAACCTAGTGCGCGCACACCATAATTATCATCGAACACATTGGTGCATGCCGGAACATCAGTAATCTTATCGTGAGCGAGCAAATTATCAGCATATTGAATTATGTTAGGGTTAGGATTCGTAGTAACTGGCACGCTATCATCGAATTTATCCATTCTAGCAGGTACTCCTAGATACCATAAGCGAAATAAGCAGTAAAATGTGAATAAGATTAGTGCAATAATCCAAAATAGGATTAAGTATTTAGTAGGTATATCTAGCATTTTTTGTTCCCTTTTTGAGTGGTGTTATTACATCTAATTTATAGATATATTTAATTTGCTAATTCAATGTACCCTTAAGTCTATGTACCGTCTTAAATTTAAGCCAGTAGCCTGTGGCTTTCAGTAAGGTATTTGCAAGTTAGAAATTTATTGTAAAAGAAAAATTTGAAAAAATACATAAATATATTTCAAATTGGTGGACCTTGACCTTATCTTCGATCTTGCCGCTGGTCTTGCTTCTTACCTTTACCTTTATTCTGTAATAATTGGGTGCAATCACCAATATTTGTAGCAGCAACTCTGATTTTATTTCCATCAATTGTGTCTGTTACTATATTTCCTAGTTTTTTCAATAATCTGCAGAATTTCATTTGAGACTCTTTAATCTTAAAATCATACGAAGTTGATTTTCCGGATGCGATTTCAGGTGTAATGCCTGCATTTGCTATCGATGTCTTAAGTTTGTCTAAAAATGTATCTAGGTTTTCAGATTTTCTCAGTAAAGTTTGATCTTCATAAGAAATATCGGGGTCATAATCTTTAGATAAATTAGTAAGTATTTTATCAAAAAATTTGCCAACTGATTCTTTATCTTTTTCTTTATTACCCCGGTCTTCGAAGAATGTATTTTGCATCATGCCCTTAACTAATTCACTAATCTTCTTGGTATCTTCTCGTGCTTGTGATTTCTTTTCCAGACTAAGTGGTTCAGGAATATAGCTACTCAATCCTAAGAAACGTTTAGGTTCCGCTTTGACTTTTACATCTATCAAATCAGCCTCAATGGTTTTGATATCAATCAAAGTAGTTGTCATAGTTTGGAAATCATCACTAAGTTCTGCTAGAGTATGTCCCTGACCAATTAATCCTTTTAATTTGTCATGCATTTCCTTAAATTGTTGTTTAACTTCCCGATACTGTTTTGGATATTCATTAGGAATTCGAATCAGAATATTTGAAATGTAATCTTTATTATTCTTAGAACGGGTATCTAAATCCTTGAGCCAATCAGGCACCTTTTCCAAATCGGCTTTTAATTTTTCAGCTGCTGCATTAGAAATTGATTTGGGTACACTGCTAGGGCTAATTCCGACACTAGAAGCAGGGCTAGCAGTAGTGGCAGCAGGGCTAGCTGCTGCTGTGATTGCCGGGGCGGCAGTGGTGGCTGGTGCAACAGATGACGATGTAGGTGGAGAAGATGTTGATGATTTGCTAGATGTTATTTTAGCTAGTTTTTCCTGTATTCTTAATGCTATTTTACCAATAGACTCCTTGTCCTTCTCATCTTTAGTATATTCATCTACTAATTCTTTTATAGCTAGCTTTGCTGTTGGTTTGTCTGTAGATTGTTTGATACTATCATAGAATTTTTTCATAAATTGATAATCTGCATTTAATTTTTCTAATTCACCTTTCATATCATCTATATTATCATTGTCGCCTTCATCTATATTAATATCATTAATATCAACTCTATATTTAATATCATCCACGTATTCTTTAATTTTTTTTAATCCTTTAATTGGTATGTTAACAGATACATCATCTAGAGCATCAAAAACATCTTTAATAGCATCTCCTACTGAATTTACTAATTCTTTAATTTCAATAAAATAATCTGATGGATATATACCATATTTATCCAAACCATCGTTAATACTTTTTATTTTCTTTTTAATATCTTCTAATTCATTTTGATTAAGTTTATCATTTAATCTAGATTCACCGGTGGTTTTAGGGCTAGAACTATTATTATTTGCAGATGAAGATGTTGTTGTTGTAGCTGTAGATGTAGCATTTGAAACAGTTGCAGATTCTGGTGGTAAATTAGCAATAAAATTATTAATTACTTTGCCTTTTTCATTATCATATTCTAGAACACCATAGAATACTGTTGCAGGTGTAGATACCAATTTTACCAAAAAATCCTTCAAATAAGATTTAGATGCATCACTTAAATAATCCTGTAGTGCTTTTTCTTCTGCATCAGCACTAGGCGGATTAGGGTTACCTGTTGCATCAAATAAGTCAGTTATTTTTTTGTTGCTTTTAATCTTATCAATGGACTCATGTAGTTTTACATATGGCTTAAACCCATTAAATTTCTCTGCAATTTGTTTTTTAGTAGCATCATCCCAATTTGTATTTTCTTCTAGAAGTATTAAAATCCGTCTAAATTTTTCAATGTTAGCTTTTACATTGGCATTAGTATTAAATTTTGTTGCATCTAATATATTACTTTCTAGAAAAGCAGCTAGCAAATATCTATTAAATTTATTTTTAATACAAATTTTAAATTTTTCTTTATCCATATTTGTATCAGTATAGCACTCATTATTTGATTTATTAAGGCCATTTGTAAAACCTTTAAGGCTTTGAGCTAAATATTTGATTGGTATATCACTAAAAGATTTTATTGTATCTAAATGCTTACAGGCATCTGTACTTTGTTGTGGATCAGTTGATTTTCTGGTTTGTTTTTTTGTTGGTCTAGCAGATTTACGGGATTTAAAATGTTTTTCAGTACCACCAATTAATTCATAATAGTTATAATATCCGCCACCAACGAGTTTAGGAGCCCTATCTTTATCAATTGTATCTTTTAAGAAAGCTTTATTAATCATCCATTCATAAAATTTCAATCGTATTTCAATAACTCGTAAGAATTTAGAATTGTAATTATAATTGGAATACATATTTTCAGCTGAAATTTGGTTATAGAATTCGTTTTTCATATCACCAAAGTGTTTTTTGAGTTCTTTAACAACTTTAATCATGTCTTCCACATCATGTTCGAACCATAAAATAGCATTTGCATTTGCATCTTTGTTAATATATTCTGGAACGGTGACTAATTCGGTTCGACATTTAATTATCCCCGTTTTAACTTCTTCTAGAGTTGAAATAATTCCTTTAGATTTATCATATACACCTAGCAAACTAGCAGCTAGTTTATCAGTAAGATCCGCCCATTTTTTAAGTGAACTACCGACTTTGATAGCTCCTTGTGCGCCTTTAGATTCATAACCCTCCCGTTTATACATACCAAATTGGTTTTTATAAAATTCCATTTTAGCTGTTAAATCGGAGCTTTTTTGTTGTAATTCACGAACTGTTTGCAAATTTTGGTCTGTAAGTGAAACAACATAATCATAATCTGTTTTATTTTGTCTGTATTTTGCAATAGCTGCCTTTTCTGCTTTACCAAGGTCAGAACGGCCTTCAGCAGCTAAAGCTTTATCGCGAACACTACTTATTTCATTTTGATAAATTTCTACTTTCTTTCGCAATTCATCTACCTGTGCAAATTTCTTAAGTTCTTTCTGATATTTAGCTGATAAATAAAGAAAATTCTTAATATCTTTCCCTGCTAACTTATACTGTGCGTTAACCATTTTTTCAGCATGTTTATAATCACTATCTGAACGTTGTATTTCTGCATCAATTCCAGCTAGAACATTCTTATCAGTTTTCATATTAATTTCCTCTGTATCTTTCCTATAATTTTTAAGAATTACATTTCGACGCTTAGCAATTATGTATTCGGTTTGATATTGTGCAGTTTTTTCAGCCATGCTTTTAAACTGATTAGCTTGTACTTCATAACTATCTATTTCTTTCTTAATATGTCTTTCTAGAACATTAAGTTTTCCAATAATTCCTTTTATCTTTCGAACATTAAGCTTTAATTTGAAATAATCAAATATACCGCCACCAATTAAGTTTCCAAAATCATCGTATCTAGCTGGTGTAATTTTACGAACTCGATGTGTATAATTTCCATGGCGAGACTTATAGTTCTTTGATATACCACATCCTAATCTAGACTGTTTTCTAGATTGCTTATTTCGTAATGAAACTCTTTTCCTTCTTTTTAATGTTTCTAGCATCTTAGATAGTGTTGAATTCTAGCCTATCTAGTTATCTATTATATGACTAGAATTTATTTATTCTCTTGACACTTAAAAAAATTGATTACTAATAACCATAAAACATACCATATAAACAAATAATAAATAACATAAAGCCGGCTAGAGTAATTATATCACACGCTAGAACTGAAAGTAATGGCATATAATCAAAATCAACGTCGGGGTGGATATCAAGGTGGCCAGAGAGATAATCATTTCCAAGGTGGGAATAAATCTAGACCTCATTACAATAACAATAACAATCACAATCACAATCACAATCCTAATACTGGCAACGGTAATACTCGTAATCAAGAAAACCTAAACCAGTATCAAAACCAAAATCAACAACAGCAAGCATATGAGTCTAAACCACGTGTAGAGCGGCCACCTATGGAAGAAACAAAGTCAGGAATTAGTATTGCAGGTAATATTTTGGCAAAAATATCATTTTGTGATAAACAATGTAGTAATATAAATGATAATAAGGTCAAAGCACAAATTGTTAAACATCTAGAAGCCCAATATGGTATTCCTATTATTTCAAGGGATTTTACCGTGATAAATCCAAATAATTTGCGAATTGTATCATTTCACCAGCATGTGCTAACGCCGCTGACTAATGGCAATCCGTATTTATTATTTCTTACCCGGATAGATGGGATTAATTGTTGTATATATATTGACCGTAAGTTGAAAGATGGATATACCTATCCAAAGATGCATTGTGTTAAGTATAATTTTCAAGAAGAACTATTTGAAAAGGAAACTGTATTTTCAGGTGAATTAGTTAAAGATGCTGAACGCCGGTGGTTTTTCCTGCTAGATGGTATTCTGCTTTATAAGGGATTACCTACTACCGAGAAGAATGTGATTTCGCGGTATGAATTAATTCATTCAATTATGGCAAATGAATATACACGAGACGCGTTTCTAGAAATATGTCCCTTACAAGTTAAGCGGTTATTCTTGTATCGAGATGTTGAAAAAATGGT